TTGCAGGTGTTCCCAGCCATGTCCTTCACGGACATGCCGGTCACCTTGGCCAGCTCATCCAGCAGCGGCACGCCGGCCTCGGTGAACTGGCGCAGCTCGCCCCCTGTGAGCTTGCCTGCAGCCTTCACCTGCCCGAATGCGGTCATCAGCTGGGGCAGCTTGTTCATGCCCACACCGGCCGCTATGTTGCCCAGATTGGTGAGCGTGGGGATGATCTCATCAGCGCTCACCTGGTACGCCAGCAGCTGCGTGGTGGCCTCGCGCAGCTGGCCCAGCTCAAAGGGCGTGCTGGCGGCGAACTCCGTCACCTGTGCCGTGAGCGCGTCAGCGCGCTCCTTGCTGCGCAGCATCACCCGCATGCTGGTGTCGAACGATTGGGCTGCGGCGGCGGCGTCGAACACGCCCCGCCCAAAAGCCGCTACGCCGCCCACGGCGAACGCGCCGGCGACCGGCGCCACCAAGCCGCCGAAGAAGCCGCGCATCCGGGCAGCCGCCCCGCCCACCTTCTGCTCCATGGCGCTCGGGTTCACGCCATCCAGCTCGCGCTGGGTGGCCGCGATCTCCTTCTTCAGCTTCGTGATCTCGCCCACGCTCTTGGCCGTGCGCACCTGCTCGCCCAGGCTGCGCAGCTTGGCCTCCAGCTCCTGCGTCTTTTGCAGCGGCGCCATCAGATCGCCCACCACGCCGCGCATGCTGGCGTCGAAGGCGCCCTCCATGCCACCCACGGCGCCGGTCACCGCCTGCACGTTGCGCTGGAGGTCAGCGATCGCGCTGGCCGCAGCGCCATCCATCGCGATGGCGCCTCCGCTCACCCCCGCGAGCTGCTGCTGCAGCCTGGTGAGGTCGCCGAAGATCCCCTTGAGGATCGAGATGTCTATGGTGATCTTCTCGCCGGCCATCACTTGATCAATCCAAGTCGCCTGCCCAGCAGCTCGGCCTTGTGCTCAAGCAGCCAGGCGGCCTCTATCCATCGGTCCAGGAACTCCGCATCGCTCAAGGTGTCCGGGTCCAGGCCGAACTCGCTGCGCACCAGTGCGCGCCCCTTGCGCAGTTGGTCGGCGTCCGGGCTGGCGCTTATGCCCCGGCGCCGAACGGTTCCCCCACCTCGGCCTCCAGGATGCGGAACAGGCGGCTCACGCCGTTCATGGCGGCCACCTTCACCTCGTCGTCCTGGTCCAGGGCGGGGTCCACCACCAGCTTGCAGCTGTTGTAGATCAGCTCGCCTGCCGCCATGGGGTTGTTGGCGCCCACGCTGCCGGCCGCGCTCATGTCGGCCAGGCTCGGCTTGCGGAACAGGCCCACATGCGTGGCGCCGTCCTTCTCCACGCGCACCGGGTACACGCGGCCGTGCTTGCGCACCAGCTGCTGCAGCTGCTCATCGGTTACGCCGTCAGGAAGTCTCTTCGTCTCGCTCATCGGGGGTTGGGGATTGAATCGGCTCAGCGCACGTCCCAGTCGATGTGCGTGCAGAAGCACGGCATCTCCAGGTACACGCTCTTATCGTTCTGGTTCACCTCCTTGCCCAGGCCGGTGAACTGGAAGTTGCGGATGACGTCCTTGGTGGTGCGGCCGTTGCGGATGGTGAGCACCGGCACATCCGTGGGCGGGATGTCCTGCAGGCGCGAGCCGGGCGGCAGGCTGCCCAAGAGGCCCTCCACCTCCTCCTTCAGCAGGGTCATGCCGCACTCGGCGCTGTAGTTGCCGCGGCCGGTGCCGATGGGGAACTTGCCCGCCCCGTAAACGGCCTCCACCTCTTCGGAATCCTTGTAGCTGAGCTTGCTGATGCCCACGAGCTTGCGGCCGAGCAGCACTACCTCGTGCTGGTTCCAGCCGGAAACGGTGCCGAAGTTGTTGATGATCTGTGTGGCCATGGCTTAGGCTTGGGCGGGGTTCGTGAATCCGATCTCGGCCTCGATGGCCTTGGCGATGCCCTGCGGCACGATGCGCAGCCGCGTCACCACCTTGCCCTGGGCGATCACGTCCTGTTCGGGGTCGAGGGTGAAGGCATAGTCGGCGATTTCGCCCTCGGCGAGCAGCGTGTCGAGCTGGCGCTTGGCGGCGGCATCCCAATCGGCGATGGTGGCCGGCGCGATGCGCCCGGTCTCGGGGTCGATTCGCACGCGGCTGTTCATCTTGGGGATGAGGGCTCGGCGCACCATGCGCGCGCTCTCGTTCCAGATGCGGTTGGTGTGGATCGTGTTGAAGTCGTCGGTGACCGTGCTGCAGGTGGCGTCTCCGTTGAAGTACACGCCCTGGTAGCCCTCGTAGCGTCCGGGGTAGCCGTGGTCCGTGGGCGTGAGGTCGTCGCGCACGGCCTGCGTGAGGTCGTCGAACAGGCGGCCGTCGCTGAGGCCCGGCTTCAGCCAGCGGCCGCGCCGGGTGTCCACCAGGCTGTAGTTGGCCGCGCCCCGCGCGGTGCTGGGGTAGCGCTCCAGGGTCACGCTGCCCATGCTCTCGCTCAGCATGCGCACGCCGATGCTGCCCAGCACGGTGCCCACGGCGGCGCTCTTCAGCAGCGCGGCCTCGCCCACCGGCTCCAGGTAGCCCACGTCGCAGGCGGTGGTGATGTGCACCTGCGGCGCATCGGTGGCCTTCAGGTCCACCAGCGTGGTGCTGGCGGCGTAGCCCTCGATCACGATGGTGTCCACGTACACGTGGGCGGCCGCGCGCTCCTCGGCCCAGAGCTGGGCGGCGGCGCGGGTGGTGGCCACGAAGTCGGCGAAGCCGTTGGCCACCGTGATGGTGTCATCCGGATCAACGCCGAAGACCACGCCCATGTAGCGGATGCCGTTCTGCGCCGTGGCCATCGCCTGGTCGGCGATGTTGCCGCTGGCGAAGATGTTGGCGGGCGCCACGGCGTTGCCGTTCACCAGGTAGAGCTTGCCATCGGGATTGAGCCGGAAGAACTCGCTCACATGGTACCAGATCATCGCCGTGGTGTCCGGCGCAGCGTTGGCATCGCTGGAGGCGCTGAAGCCGAGCGCCTCGGCGTCGTCCAGGCTGTTCAGCTCATGGATGTCGCCCAGGCTCGATTCCGCCGTGGCGTAGCCCCTGGCCACCAGCAGCACCGCCACGTTGCGGTCGCTGGGAGCGGTCTGGCCCAGGCCGCCATTGGTCTTGAATATCGCGGGTCCACGGAAGCTCATGTGCGGTGCGTTGGTCGGGTGCGCGGTTTAACTGCTCTTCACTGCGGTTGAG